GGCAAGTCCAGCAAGGGTTGTGTCTGCTTGTTTGGTGGAATCGCTCTTTAAGCCCACCGGCTTGAGGAAAACGAGGGAAATCTCGCCTTCGCAGTGCTTCATAGGGCATTTTGCTTCCCTAGCCTCAAAAATACCGTGTTTAGTGCAGTAGTAGTCGTGCAGAACGGACATTTCAGCCTCCAAGTGCTTCATCTAGGGTGTTATCCCCGTAGTAGTGTCTGTTTTTCATCCTGATGTCCATTTTGATGCCATCAGGGGTTACTTTTATGCCGTAATGGGGCATTAAAGGTACTTTTGACTGCTTTCTGTACTCTACATACGTGCCTTTGGCATGTGAGTACATAATTCTCACATTTCCAGACATCCATTCGTTAAAAGCTCTGGTTACACGTACCTGAGTCCTTTCTGTCATGGGCATAGTCTGCGAAACAAAGACGCTTTGGATCAGGGATTTGTCCAGACCGCACAGTTCAGCAAACTGTTCAATCGAAATGCCCCTTTTCCTGTCAGTTAGAAACCTGTTGACCTGACGCAGCAGTTCCTGTTTCGTGTATTCCACGGGTTTTCTCCAAAATGAAGATCAGATAGCTTTCAGGGATTTCTTTACCGTCTGCCTGAAGGTTGAACTCAAACTTATCGACCAGTTCTGGCTGCAAACCTGCTTTATTGAAAAGCGACACCCACATATTTAGCCCTAGGATGCTGTAGTGGTTGTCGTTGAACTCATGCCCTCGCTCGCAGTCAGGGGCTGGTACTTCCACGTACACCTTGCCGCCCTTCTTGAGCGCCCTGTTGAACTCGAACAAGGTAAACAGAGGGTAAGGAGAGTGCTCTAGGGCGTGACGACACCAGATGAGGTCTACAGAGCCGTCTGCAGAGAACTCCAAGTCTGAGAAGTCTGCTTTCACAACGTCCATAGCCTTGTTCTGGCAGGCAGAAGCGTCTTCAGGGGAGAGCGTGACCCCAGTGCAGTCGTCATAGCCTAGCTTTGCCATTTCCTGAATAAACAGTCCCTGACCGCATCCAATATCCAGAATTCTGGCTTTCTTGTCCAGATTCATCAGAGGGATGTAGTGATTGACCATCTGCGGAATCAGTTGGGAATGAAAGTTGCCTTCTTCTGGTTCTGAGTAGACAGTGTTCAGAGCCAGTTGTTTGTAGAGATTGAATTTGTCAGCCTGCATTGAGAAGTCCCACCTTCTTGAGATAGTCAGAAACGTTGCGGTTCATGGATGCCAGTTCTGGCGTGATGGTGTCTTTAGCGCGGTTACCGTCGCGGGTAACGCTGTTCATGATGAGTCGGGGCTGTACCTGCTCTGCATAGGCCACGCAGGCGAGCGCAGAGGCGATTACACGGTCGTCTTTGTTTCTGCCTGATGCTTCGATGCTGCCTCCTTCCCTGATGATGGTCTTCATCTCCTCGATGAGTTCCATGCTGTAGACATTCATCATCCCGCGCTCGAAGTAGTCCTTCATGTAGGACAGCATCCGTTCCTTGGTGGCCGCGGTAGTCAGGTATCCGATGCTGTTGCTAGGCCCAGACATAGAGTCGTTACGACGCCAGATGTAGTTCTGCATACTGCCCAGCACATCCATCAGATCGCGCCCTACAGCGCCGCCAGCAGCGGTTGCCAGTCTTCGCAGGTTCTTGAGTTCGTTGATGACCGCCTGACCCGGGCCGTTGATCTCAAGGTTCAGTGTGGAGTTCTTGTAAGCGCCAGCAAGGTGAGCAATCACCCAGGCAAACTGGTACGTGTTCAGTTCTGAGGTAGCAAACTCAGCCACCTGATCCAGACCGTTGGCATATACCCTGTAGACCTGAATACAGAACCTGTCAGCCCAGTCTGAAGACCCGTAAGCAGGGTCAGCACCGATGACGTAGTACGCAGTGTCTATAGGCTGCTCGTAGACGATGAGGCTAGCAAGACGAGGTGTGGACTTCAGAACGTCCGTATCTTGGAAGAAGGTTCCGAATGAATAGCGGAAGTATTCGGCATCAGTCTTCTTGGCAATCTTCGCCATCTCCGTACATCTGGAGTTAGAGAAGAAAGATGTGCCAGTCATCACAAAGGCATAGTCTTCAGTAGGCGGGAACTCCTGATACATCAGGGATTCGTCTTTGATGCCCTCATGCAGCTTCCAGCGCCACCATGCAATCTGACGGCTATTTATCTCCACACCATAAAGTTTCTTAATTTCTTTAACCCAATCCTTTTCTTCAGGAGTGAGCTTGCCATCCCAGTAGACCTTGTAGACCGGCGTGTCCCCTTCTACGGAATAGAGTTCGTTACGCCACCAGCCACAGAAGATCGCACGCTGAGTGCGCGCTCTTTTCGCAGTCACGTACATGTCGTGGAACATGTTGAACCCACGCGCCGTACTCTCAAACATGTACAGACGGTTAGGGTTTGTCTCTGCAAGAGAAGCTAGCAGGGAGGCTAGTCCTTCTTCATCTCCCCATGAACTTGTCTCTGTTCCGTGGAGGTAAGTGATGGCCTTGCCTCTACCCAGACTTCCCTTGGCTCGCAAGCCAGCGACTTGATAAAAGAGACGGCTTCTGTTTTTGAGGGAAAGTTGGTTGCGGTTATGTGCAATAAGCGGGATCCGATACTCCTTTGGCAGACCCTCCATATACATGGATAAGGTGGATCTGAACATTTCTCTATTTTCTTCAGTATCGGTCGTAAGCGTGCCCTGTAATCCTGGCGTGATGAAATGCCAGTAAAGATCCAGTGCCAAGCTAATTGTTGTGATTCCAAGCTGCCTCCCCTTAAGAATCACAAAGAAATGAACGTCATCAGCTAATCCTTTAGCTATCTCGTCCATAACATATGTCTGCGTCCCCAGCAGACGATCCATCTTCCTTAATCCCTGTTCTTTAGTCTCAATCTTTAATTGAGAACAAAACGTATAGAACTGATTGAGATTAAAGTTCACCTAATTCTCCACACACGCACGTACTCACCCTCTGTACGCGACATAAACACCCAGCCCAGCTTCCTAGTAGCCCTGCTATTAGCGTTCAACACGTTCGCCTTGTGTGCCACAGGTACCTGGAAGCTATCCCCCACCACCATGTCCGCATGGGGATACCTGAACACCTTACGAGGCGCAGGAGGCACTACACCAGCCTCAATCTCTAACTTCTCCATCATCACCTCACTAACTGAGTACATCACTCATCATAGCGTATAGGCGAAAAAAAAGCCCGCAACAGCGCGGGCTAAGCATCTCAATCCAAGCACAGGAGGAGTTCCTGAATGAACAGTCTACCAAAAAACACAAATTTTCTATGGGGGGAGAGCCGGGGGGTGCTCGCACATACGGCCCCTCCGACCCATCGCACTGGGCCGAGCCGTACTGGTGGCGATCGCCTACCCGACCATGCCGTCCAGACCATGCCTGAGACGCGTCAGGATCGTCTGTAGCGCATCGATGGCCCCTTGTTGGTACGCACACCCATGCCCGCGACCCCGATTGATCCTAGACCCCTCATAGATAAAACCTATCGCCGGGCGGTGGTCGATAACCCCTCTGACCCGTCGTCTGTCCTATCTATTCCTTACCTATCACCTACACCCCTATGTATATATATAGACAATAGTAAATCTACAAAAATGAAACAAACGGGTATTGTATCGGAACACTAAGCATGTCATCATGTCATCACTGCACGGGTTGTGCAGCATCAACTAGGGGGAAGTTTCCCATGTCAAAGCCTCTCGGCTATATCGCATACGAAGGCCCGTCTGCTATCGACGGTCAGCCCATCGTCGTCATCGTCACGGGCCTGTCTGGATCGTCGAATCGCAAGACAGGTAGCATGATCCAGACGTTCATCCTGAGACAGGACGTCCATCCCCTGGAAGCACTGCGATCGGGTGACGACGAGTCTATCTGTGGTCAGTGTGAGCATAGGCCGGCACTGGTACGTGCTGGCAATGGCAAAGCGCCGTGCTATGTGGACGTCAGCCGTGCACCAGCTGCAGTCTGGCGGGCCTATCGTCGGGGCCGGTATCTGAAAGCACCGACGCATGTCATCGCACGTGCCATAGCAGGCAGAGTGCTCAGAATCGGCACGTATGGTGATCCTGCAGCCGCTCCTGTACGTGTCTGGCAGGGTCTGACCGTCTACGTCGCAGGATGGACGGGCTATAGCCACCAATGGCGCATCTTAGACCGTGAATGGCAATTGTTGGTTATGGCATCCGCTGATTCTGCAGACGATCGCGCAGACGCAAAGCTTGCCGGGTGGCGCACATTCCGTGTCTCGATCGGACTGGACAGACAGGATGGTGAGATCTCATGCCCTGCATCAAAGGAGGCGGGCGCACGGGTTACCTGTATCGATTGCAAACTGTGCCGCGGTGCCCAGATTGCAGCACGGGATATTGTGATTGCCGACCATGCGTTAGGCCACAAACGTCGCGTTATCCAATTGCAGGCAGCATGACCGACCCTATCCCATCATGGCCGTTCAAGACTGATCCTAAATGGCCTTTCGGACGCCTCAGGACGCCCTACAGGGCACCACCAGCGCGTCGTCGGGACAGAGTGCCGTCTGACGTACCCATAGCCCCTTTTTGAGATAGACAATATGACCTTTTTTAGATCACTAGACCGTGCCATGCAGGTACAGGCGCAAGTGTCTGCAGATGACACAGAATGGTTTTATCGCATTGTTCAGACCGCGAACGATCGCCCGACATGGGTGATTGAGATTCGCGATGAGGACGGCACACTGATCGGGGCACTGTAATGAATCAATGCAAAGTTAAGATTGGGTCAGCGTATGACCCCCGTAAAGCCCCCCGTATCGCAGGCGACGCCTACCGGCTGCAGGGGATGCTGATCGAACCCTCGCGCATGAGCCATGCAGACCGGATGGATAGATTTATCGGTCGCGTATGCGCGGTTCTCCTGGCGGTACTGGTTTTCGTCCTTGTATTTGGAATTGGAGTTTAATATGACATTCAATCGAGATATGTTGCCCTGTCTTGGGGTCACATGGAATTACTTTCCTACACTTGAACAGGCTCAGGCTTTCGAAAGATGGGCTGAGGCTGAGACGGCAGACGACCAGTGGCCTTGCGAGGCTTTCGTCATGCGCGACGATGATCGACCGGATGGCGAACGATGGGAGGTTAAGGTTAGGAACTGGTGAGGGTTGACGACAACGGCGGGATGGTCTAGCATCCGTCCCGTCGAGTGGTGTCGGCACAAGGGTTCAAGCCTAGATCCGCCCCGAATATGGGGACACCACCGGGTCTAGACTTGAGCCCTTTTGTTTTGGCCCTATCGACCGCCAGCATTGTCGGGTAACGGCAGGATGCTGGGGATACCGGGACTGTGGGAATGAGTGCTTAGATCCGGGCGGGGCGGCGAAGCCAGCACCCCAGGCACGTAAGGCTGTGCGAGGCGATGCGGCTCCGGGCGGGTCTATCGTAAAGGAACTCAGTCTAATGGCGGGGATTCTTCCCCCTATGGGCTGAGACTCCGCTCACCAAACGGGTTCCCTTACAAGCCAGACGATAGGCGGGAGTCTGTCAATAGACTATAGGCTATAGGTATGTCGTATCGTCGCGGGAATGTCGGTCAGTCTGAGATACATAGACTCATGCAGGCAGGTGTGGCGATACCCGCATGGCGGCCAGATGGGGACTATTCCTGGTGGTCAGGCGTGCTCCCCAGGCTGCACCAGAACCAGACCCAGAAGAAAAAACAGATGCCCCTTATAGACCCCATCCTGGGGTTCGCGCATACAGGCGACTGATGACTGTCGAATGGGAGTGCCTGGGCTGCACCAAACTAGGCGACGATACCCAGATCGTCATGTTGAGTACCGGCAAGATCGTCTGCAATACATGCAGGCCAGCGCAGATAGAACGCGACGCACAGACAATCCTGAGCCTAGCGTCTGCCCCCGACATTGTTCCAGCCCTGCACCATCTGGCATTCATGAAGGGCAGAGACTACGCAGAAGAGGTCAGAATGCTGATGCTCAAGCTCTGGCGTACCCGTAATTGAAACAACAACGTAAATTGAATTCACTTTCTACTAGATAAGATCATCAAGTCGTGATCTAATCCTATCACTGCGTCTTGCAGTGTCACTCAAGAGGAGTTCCTCCATGAAGTTTTGCCGCGATTGTCACCACTTCAACCCCAAGACAGACAACTGTCAGTTCCCAGACAACAGCCCAGTCACGGATATCGTCAGCGGTTCCCGCAGCTACATCCCGGCTGAGGTCTGCAGGCATATCAACGTGCTCTGCGGTACCTACGCGCTTAACTGGCGACCGAAAGAAATCCCTGCCGTTACCCCAGGCTCAGCGGCTGACTGGGAGGCAGCATGAGCGATTTCAGCCCCGAGGTTCGTAACTCTGCTATCTGGGCGACAGACGCAGCTAGGATCGTTCGCGGTCACGGTCTGTCTGTCGTGCTCGAGAAGCAGGGCAAGAAAGAACCTGACGACCTGTCAGGCATCGAGGCGGTACAGATGGGTCATGTCATGCAGCCCATTCTCATCTCACTTGCAAGCAAACGGTTAGGTGAGGAGGTCGAACCTTTCGACTTGCCTGCCACGCACCCGACAGAACCGTGGGTGCGGTCGCATACAGACGGCAAGACCAGCTCCGCTTTGGTCGAATGCAAGAACGTCGGATTGTCCCAGCGTAAATACTTCGATGAGGATAGCCGGATCGTTCCCCCGTATTACCGCGCTCAATGCGTCCACGAGGCGCTGGTATTCAATACGGATCTGGTCTGGATGTCTGTACTGGTAGGCGGTCAGGAGCATCTGATGATTCCGCTGGAGATAGGTGAGCAGGAAAAGCAGGAGCATCTGGAGCGCATAGCCACATTCTGGGGACACATTCAGACGGATACGACGCCCGATCCGGTGACCCTAGATGAATGCAAGCTCGCATACGCGGTATCTGCACCCGCGATGATTACTGCTACGGCAGAGGTCGAGCGGGCTGCTGCAAGCCTCAAGCAGATCAAGCAGGACATCAAGAAGCTGGAAGAGGCAGAGGAAGCCTTGCAGGCTCAGATCTGCGCGTGGATGCGTGACAACGACACTCTCAGCACCTACGCAGGCGAGATCCTCGCAACCTGGAAGTCAGCAAAAGCCAGCAAGAGGTTCGACTCCAAGTTATTCCAGACCGCCATGCCAGACATCTACAACAGGTTCGTTGTGGAACAACCCGGCTCACGCCGTTTTTTACTCAAATAAGGAAGTTTCCATGTCTAACTCACTCATTCCTGTAGACCAGATCTCGGTCATGGCATCCGCAGTAGCCAAGTCCGGCCTGTTCGGAGTCAAAACCGCAGATCAGGCGATGGCACTCATGCTGATCGCTCAAGCAGAAGGTATGCATCCGGCTATCGCTGCGCGTGACTATCACGTTATCCAAGGTCGTCCAGCACTCAAGACAGACGCCATGCTCGCCCGGTTCCAGTCTGCCGGTGGCAAGGTCTTCTGGGACTCCTACACCGACACAGAAGTCACAGGCACCTTCTCGCATCCCGCTGGCGGCAGCATCTCTATAACCTGGACGATCGAGCAGGCAAAGAAGATCGGTCTGGCAGGCAAAGACAACTGGCGCAATTACCCGCGTGCCATGTTGCGTGCTCGCTGTATCTCAGAAGGTATCCGCACGGTCTACCCGGGATGCGTTGTAGGAACCTACAGCGTGGAAGAGGTACAGGACTTTGACGATAGCCCGCAGAAGCCTCAGAAGGCCGCTAAACGCGCCGTAGAGGTGTCTGACGTATCTGAGGCAGTCCTGACCACTACGGAGCCTGTAGAGACGGTCATGGATATCACAGACGGACACGCTCTGATGGTTCCAGGATTAGAGGCACCGTTCTCCCATCACACAACGGTAGAGGCGTGGATCAGCGGCTATGCCGCTCTGGTGAAACGCATCGTCAACAGCGGCAAGGTTACTGACGAGGTGAAGGTCAAGAAGCAGGCTGATCTGGAAGCGTCTAACAAGGCGTTTATCAACAGCATGAACGCGATGGACAGAACGAAGTTGCGTGCAGCACTTGCAGAGGCGGGGGCTGTGTCTTTCCCAAAGGGCAGTGCCGCAGAGCAAGCAGCGGAGGAAGAACTGCGGCTTCAACAGGATCAGATCGAGGAATGATGGGACTCCCCGGGGTGAGAATCTCCGGGGGTTTAGAACTGAGTCAGATTGCAGCAATCATCGAAAGGAAATTAAAGGATGGCAACGCACGTAGAAAAGCCCGGGAAGGGAGTCCTGTTCTCGGAACAACAGAAGAAGCACCCACAGGGGCCGGATTTGAAAGGTTTCATCGTCCTTGAGATGGACTACAAGGCGGGCGAGAAGCTCTCCATCTCAGGTTGGATGAAAGACACGGCATACGGGCCTCTGGTGAGCCTGTCTGAAGACACATTCGCAAAGAAGAAGCGGATGGAAAGCGCAGAAACCCGGGTGCAGGAGTTCAACCAGCCCAAGGAAGTCAGGCCCGCCTACGCATATAAGCCTGGGGGAAAGAAGTTTATTGACGACGACTCAGACGTGCCCTTCTGATGGAAATTTTCGACTACTCTCCGCATCTCCTGAAAATGCAGGCGTTGATAAAGAAATTGCACGAATCAACCCTACATAAAGACTGGGATTTATCCCGAGAACTGTCTTTACAGATCGCTACAGAGGCAAAACTCCTACTTAACTGGTTGCAGGAGCAGAAGTGAACCCGTTTGACATCAGACACCTGCCGCAACTTAAAGAGACATTCGGCAAACAGTGGGTGCCTGCCTCTGGCCGTCCTAAAAAGCCTAGAGACAGGACGACGCCACGCTTGCAGGCTGCTGCTAGGCTGCTGCGAAACCACGGATGGAAAGTGCAAGAGCCAGAATTATCTTCTCAGGATAATTTGACTAAACCTCCTACAGATAGGAGGTACACATGCCATGTTTGCAACCGTCAGGAAATGGTTAGAGCAAAGTTTGACGAGGAGTCGGGATGAGTTGAGGAAAAAGAAGAGCAAAAGAACAGCAGACGACAAACCAGAGTGTGAGAAATGCGTACACCAAAAGTTTCACAAATTGGAATTCTTGCTAAAAGCTCCTCCTATCTCGGTTTGTACTCACGAAAGCGCCCTCAAATACAACGACGGAAGCGTTTGGTCTGTTCGCATAGCCCGAGAGCTTTGCAGGGGCAGAAGATTTGAACTTAAAAAGGAAAAACCATGATTCAAGACCTGATTCAACAAAGAGAAGAACTCGACCGACAGATCGAGCAAATTAAATCCCAAGAGCGCAGCACAGTCATCGACCAAGTTAAGTCTCTGGTTCTGATGCACGGTCTGACCGAAAAGGATGTCTTTGCTGGCAAGACCTCAAAGTTCGGCAAGGCCAAAGCTAAGTACCGCGATCCGGCTACCGGGAAAACCTGGACTGGCCGTGGTCGCAACCCGACTTGGTTTGATAGCAGCCGTGAATCTGAGTTTCTGATCGGCGCATGAAAGAGTCGCCCACCCAGAGGTCACTGGCGTATCTGCGAGATCTTGGTTACCACTGCGAGGTCGTGGAACGTTGGAACGCCTTTACAAAGCAGCGTAAAGACCTCTGGGGATGGTGCGACATCCTAGCCATACGGGAAGGCGAAGTGCTGGCCGTGCAAGTCACCGCTAGTGGCGTGTCTTCCCGTATCAAGAAGATTCAGGAATCAGAAACCGTCTCTGCAGTCAGAAAGTCAGGTATCCGCATCCACGTTCACGGATGGATACGCCAGCCTATAAACAAGACTCGGAAACGGGTCACCTACAAACTCAGAATCGAGGATATATCGTGAAACACGTTGTCATAGCCACGCCCATGTACGGTGGCATGTGTACAGGGCACTACACGCAAAGCCTGCTGATGACAGGATCGGCATTCACGCAGGCAGGCATCCAGATGTCGGCCATGATGATGTTTAACGAAAGCCTGATTCAGCGAGCCAGAAACGGACTGGTCAAAAACTTCCTGAGAACAGACGGCGACTACCTGATGTTCATCGACGCTGACATCGGTTGGAACCCGCATGACATCATGCCGATGATCGACGCAGACAAAGACATCATCTGCGGCATCTATCCCAAGAAAGAGATCAACTGGCACGGCGTTAAAGCCGCTGTAGAGGCAGGGGTGCCAGTAGAGCAGCTAAAGCATCACTCAGGCGCTCTGGTGGTCAATCTGGTGGATTACAGCGGCACTGTCACCGTGCCACGTAAGGATCCTCTGGAGATCTGGAACGGTGGCACAGGATTTATGCTTATCAAACGCTCAGTATTTGAGGGTCTGAAAGACAAAGTAGCGACCTACACCAACGATGTCGTGGATCTGAACAACAGCGTCAACCCGGGCGACCTGATCCACGAATTCTTCGCAGTCAGCATAGAAGAGGGCACGAACCGTCTGCTATCTGAGGACTACCACTTCTGCATGTTGGCCCGTAAACACGGCTACAAGGTCTGGGCAGCGCCGTGGGTGAGCTTAGGCCACGTAGGTAGCTACCTGTTCGAAGGCACGCTCATACCGGCAGCATGAATGAGCTGGCTCTTTTCGCAGGCGCTGGTGGCGGAATACTCGCAGGAAAGCTGCTCGGATGGCGAACAGTCTGCGCCGTCGAGTGGGAACCCTACGCAGCTTGCGTACTTGCCGCCCGACAAAATGACGGCCTTCTCCCGCCTTTCCCGATTTGGGATGACGTTCAGACCTTTGACGGCAAACCGTGGCGCGGAATTGTTGATGTCGTATCTGGCGGCTTTCCGTGCCAGGACATCAGCGTTGCCGGGAAAGGCGCAGGCATCACCGGAGAGCGCAGCGGAATGTGGCGACACATGGCGCGGATCGTTGGCGAGGTTCGACCCCGATACGTCTTCGTGGAAAACAGTCCAGCACTCATTACTAGAGGACTCGGAGTCGTCCTCGGTGACTTGGCCGCGCTCGGGTATGACTGTCGATGGACAGTGCTGGGAGCTGCCGACGTTGGGGCGCCGCACCAGCGCGACAGGTTTTGGCTTGTGGCCCACGCCAACAGTCTGTGGGAACTACAACCGAAAGGGAGCATCAGCGACCAGTGGCGACGGGCTGGCGACTGCGGTGCAGAGATGGCCGACGCCATGCGCGACGGACGCAAAACCGTTTACGGGCGGGGAGTTGTATACGACGAAAACCGGCACGGTGCGAGCCATGAGACCAGACGGCAAGAGCAGCAATCGCGGTTTAGCGGCGACTGTGCAGAGATGGCCGACGCCGACTGCGCGTTGTCACAAGGGGGGGGGGAATTCCATGACACGCAAGGATGGAAAGAGTCGTTCAGACATGCTCGACTGGGTGGTGGAGTACCAGACTGGTATGCGTCTGAACCCGATGTGGGTCGAGTGGCTGATGGGGTGGCCGCTCGGGTGGACAGACTTAAAGCCCTTGGAAATGGACAAGTCCCTTTGTGCGCCGCAACAGCATGGAGACTGCTAATTAACGCTTCGCAGTCCGGGCAGATCTTTTGAAGGCTGCAGCAGTCGGGTAGCCTTTCTGTCCGGGCCGTTTAGCAGGCAACCCTGCTTTGCGACGCTTGTTGATGTTGTAGTACAGACCACGTTTAGCTTTAGGCGTCTTCATCTGCATCCCCATCGCCGTCTGGCGGCTTTACCGCGTTCACCCTTCCAACTCTTACTCCTGGCGCAGAAAGACTTGTGCCGGGGGTTTTTAGGGTCTTTGGTAGGCGCTTTCAGGTTAGATCCAGTCGCCCTGTTGTACTTCTTGCGACCTTTCTCCGTCAGACCACCACCAGCCCTGACTGACAGCTTTTCACCTCTACCTACAGATAATTTAGGGCCAGCCATAGTCAGCGCTCACTTACATAATAAAATTCTCAGGGTTGGGGGAGCATCTTCAAAGCATGGTCTTGCACACGCCTGACACGCTTTTCCCATCCTTTACCAAACGTCTTCCAGATGTCCAGCGACTGCAAGAAGAACAAACGTTCTTGCTGATACTGACGGATCACCGTAGCTGGATCACATGCTTTGGTGGCGGCGATAGTCTTCGGGCCTATAGCACCGTCAACTGCTGCATGAACGCACCTCTGAAGCCATCTGGCAGCCCTTCTAGGGCCGCTGTTGACCGCTGCATCAAACACAATGAAGTTGATGCCATCAGGAAGATCGTCAGCACGCACAGGGTTCCAGTATTTCGACCTGTAGATAGGCCGTACATCCTGTACGCGTAAAGACTGCATCCGTTCGACAGAAACAGTCGTGCCTATCCAGTCTTCATACGTGGCTTTGGTGATGCCAAAGTTAGTAGCACCGCCAGGATCACGGGGATGGTTGCTAAACCCACCCTCCTCGATTAACACCAACTCTAAGCAACGGTCAAACAGCGTCATCCCGGGAGCACTACCCCGATCACGCCAGCAACTGCCATGCCTGCAGCAATGATCGCTTCAGCAAGAGCAGGCGAGACAGTCACGCCCAGAGCGGTCAGCAAGTAGACGAATCCGCGCCACGTGGACGCCTCTTTCAGTCGAGCCAGAACATACTCTTTCATCTCAAACTCCTATGTTGCAGTGCAACAATCAGATTTTCTTGGGGGGAAGGACTCAATACTTGCAGCCAGTTACCTTGCGATACTGGTTGTCGGTGGTTTTGGTAGTGGTCGCACGGCCTTCAGGAGCGCCTTTGAATGACTGCACAGCCTGGAAGCCACCACGGGGAAGAGTCTCGCGCACCGATGGCTGTGGACGCGACTGAAATGGGATTACCGTGATTTTCATAGGTCACCTTAGTAAAGGAACCAGCCAGTAAAGCCCAGCGGTTCAAACGAAATGGTTCTGTACGCCAGTCCACGGAAAGCAAGGCCAAGAGAAGCCCCAACAGGAGGCGCTACAGCAATGCCAGTACCAGGACTGCGGTAGTTATGACGCCCAAGACCGTGTTTCATATGCCGTCACCCGGAGTGATGTACACACCGCAGTTAGCACTGGCAACGCCCGTAAAGAAGGCGTTAGCGTTGAACGTCAGAACCTGAACAGTGGTCGGCAACAGGGGGATAGACGCGCCCGTTGAAGTCACAGTAGCAGCGTTACTGTTAGCAGTAGCAGATGTAGACCCAACTCCTAGAAATACTACAGCGTTGCCACTGTTCTGAACCAGATACTGGGTTGCGGCTGCGCTGGCAGAAGTCGCCTGTACGGGGGTCGGCGCGGAAGTAAACGCTGTAAACGCTACCGTATTGCCCATAGGGGTAAAAGCATTAACCGACATCACTCTTCCTTTTGCGTTTT